CTAATGACCCTGGGTTTGATGATCCAGTTGATCTTTTAATTCTAATTGTATTAGCCATTAGAAGTTACCCCCATCGACAAGTGTAAGTTTAGTTGTTGTTGAATCTGCTTTAAATGTACCACTAGATGAATCGAAAAACACTATTGCACCATCTACTTTATTAGAATCATCTAAAGTTGTTCCACTTGCTGCAAAAGCTGGCCCTTGTGGACCTTGTGTAGTTATTTCAACTGTAGTTACATCAGAAACCTGACTGACAGTTACAGAATTTGGACTGCTCATGCTGTGTATCCCTCACTTATAAATAGTTTACCCTCTAAATAATAGTTTTTGTCACCACTTGGTTCTGTTAACAATACGTCATAAAATAAAATACTTGGAGTAAAAGTTGCAGTATCAGTATCAGATAAAGAGATATCAATAATCCCACCTGATCTATTAGTGTAAGCCACTGTCCAATCCGCATATTTTGTGGAGCGTGATTCATCATAAACCTGTGCAGCTACAGTGTATCCAGTTAAATCTATAGCCGATCCAGTAGAATCTTTAAATGTTAATTTGATAGGAAAATCTGCTCTACGTTGAACAGTAAAATTCTTTTTTCCTGGATTTATTGCCATAAACTTAATGTACCTTAATTAGCGGAAAAACGCAGCAGACATATGTACAAAACTTTCCAGACCGTTACTTAAATTTCTTGTAGTCATTTCAAATGCTGAAGTGGACATGGTTCCTTCTTGTTGAGCACATAAAGCTCCAGTTGCCGATGGACCTCTACCAGCACTTAAAGCAAAAGCGTAATCATCATCAGAAAAAGCAGATCCAAAATTTATAGTATAGATACCTGTTCCACCATCAGTTATTGAAGTTACATTAAAAGAATCTCTAATTTGTTCACTAGAATCAAAATTAACCCACGCTCTACACAAAGTACCAATTTCTGTTCCAGATGTATTTTGAAAAGTAGGAGGATTTGCACTGGTGCTTTTAAGAGTGGCACTTGCGATAGAAGTTAATCCTGCAATAGTTGTAGCTGTTCCTCCTAATGATATTGAAGTGCTTCCTATTGTTAACGAACCAGTTGACGATGCAAAACTCAGATTGCCACTACCATCTGTTTTAAGAAATTCACCGCTACTACCATCTGCTGTTGGCAATGTAAGGGTAAAACTTGTTCCTACAGTTGAAGCTGCTTTTAATCCTACATAATGTGAACTATCATTATCTCCGAATCTAATTTCATTTTGTAATCCAAGAGTTATACCATTTGCATCAAAAGTCATTTGTTCTGTTCCAGAAGAACTGAATCCCATGATATTTGCAGATTTTCTAAATAAACCTAAGTCTGTGTCTGTGTCAAATGATATAGCTGGAGCAGAAGCACTATTTGAATCGTCAGCAAGAAACTGACCTGTCATTGTTCCTCCTGATTTAGACAATAAACCTAAATTAGGTTGATCTATATTTCCAATAGTTGTAAATGCACCGTTACTTGAATTTCTTATTTTCCATTCATTTGATGTAGTATTTAAAAAGGTCATTCCAGCTACGCATTTGCTTGCAGCTAAATCTGAAGTTTCTGAATTATTTGATTGAATTGCAGCAAAAACGGCATTTAAATCAATTCGGACATTCGCTCCTGAATTATCTTCGATATTGTAATTTGTAACGCTAGACATAACTAATAATTACTTTTCTCCATCTTAACCTCCTTTGCCGAAACCAACAGCACTGTAGGTAAAATTCCTATCAATACTAGCATTACTTGAGTTTTTAAAATGAACTGTAAAACCAGTTCCAGATATATTACTTAATTCAAAAAAATCTCCAGTTGCCATATTCTGTGGAGAAATATTAATAGAAGGTAAGAAACTATTTAAGTTACCTAATCCAGACGTTCCAACAAAAAATGGTGCTGTAAATGTAACGGCTTTTGCTCCTGCTCCAGAAGCAATAACAGAAGATTGTTCAGTTCTTGATGGTAAAGTCGCTGAATATCCTAATTGTTGTAAGTTAATATTTTGTGCTGTATCAGATGTATTTAAGGTCACTCTAAATTGAAATCCCCTACCTTTAAATGTGCCATTAGCAAAATCATTAAAATCTGAATATGAACTCATATCAGTAGAGGTTCTTACAGCTAAAGTTGCATTAGCGTCAGGTGCTTCTGTTCCATCAAAATTTACCCAAGTATCTATATTATCTGTTCTATTATCAAACTGATCTCCTGTGTAAAAACCAACCCCTTGAAAATGTCTTTTTAAGACAAGTGAGAATGTACTTCCAAGATCAAGAGTATCTGCAAAGTCATAAGTACCAGTTGCATTATTTACTGGATTCGTAAGAATTAGCCCTCCTTTAGAAGCACTATATTCAGTGTTGGTAAATAAACTACTTGTAGTGTTATTAAATGGAGGGGTATCATTATCTTCTCTGTCAGTTTTAACAGTAATAGAATCTAAAATATCAACCAAAGATAAACTGACTTTTGCTACTGTTGTGCTAAAGTTTCCCGTATCATCTTGAAATTTAAGAAGATAAGTTCCTGGGAGTGCAGGACATATTGCTTCATTTGAGTTACCAGCTACAGCTTCGATAATGTCCTGTGCTGTTTGAAAAGTTGCACTGCTAGAGTCTAAATTAGAATGTCTTACATATACTCGACCACCATGCAAAACATCAATAGAAGTTGATTGGTCAAATCTTAATCTTACAAATTGTTCATTAATAGGTTCAATAGTTAGATTAGTAACATTATCTGGAGCACCTGATTTACCTACAGTTTGGATAGTTCCAGTTAAAGGTGTAGTCGATAATTTTTTAGAGGCATTATAAGCATATATCTCAATATCTACACTTCCTTTTTTAGTGTCCATGATTTCAAAATCATTACTAAAAACTTCTTGAGTTATAAAATTATCTGTATTACCACTTTCAGATGTTATTCGATAGTTTAATTGATAAGAAGATGCACCTTGAGGACTTTCATAAACAGTTCCATCGTCAGCAAAAAATGTTTTTGTAGGCTCTTTCCAGCTAACCAGTAACCTACTTCTTGCTATTCCATTAATAACAACAGTTGTTTCTGAACTTGTTAAGTTACTTGGAGCATTTATTGGATTATTTAATAAAGATACATTTCTTTCGGGTAAAGCAGTTCCATCTTCAATAAAAGCATATTTACCTTCAACATAACTTAAAGCGGTAATAGCATAATTTATATCATCTTCTTCTGTAACTTGTATCACTCTAAATAATTGAGTCGCAAGTGTTGTGCTGGAAATTAAGTAAGGAGAATTTGTATTTGGTGCTTGAGACAAATTAGAACTTAGCGTTAATACTGCTCCTGATATGCCTGAAATAGATCTAGACTCAACTTTTCCATCAGGTAAAATAACACTTATTGTTGGAGAATCAGTTAATGAAGGTAAGGTAGTCTGTGCTTCAGCATCTATTGTTATAGCCGAAGTTGTTGCTGAGACAATACGACCACCTCTTCTAGCTCCTGCTCTCACTGGATCGTTTATTTCTATAACAGCACCAGGTCTAATTAACATTCCAGAATCCAGAGAAGTGGTGAATGTAACTGTCTCACTTTCATTTTGTTCAGCAAAGAGTATTGCTCTTGCAAGTCTTTTTGCTTGATTACGAGAAGTGCAAGCAAATGCTTTTACCTGTTTTACTATCGTTCCTAATTTCGCTATAGCTGCTGTATCTTCATAAACTTCAAAATCTACTTCTCTAGAATCCATGTTGAAGTAGCTAACAGATATTACAGAATGACGTTGTTTCAAACTGCTGCCTTGATAGTTAAAACCTGCTTCTCCTACATTGGCTAAATTAAATAAATAACTTGCTGTTTTTGGGCTGTCTTGTGTGATATTAATAGTTCCAGCAGACCATATTGGCATACATCTCATAACACCAGCTAAATCGTTTATTGCTGCAAACGCTTCTTTAGGACTTTGTATATTTACATTACAACTGAATCTTGCCTCTTCAGTACCTGATCCAGAACCATCATCAACTAATTCATTAGCGTATTTAGAGGCTGCAAAAAAACTAAATAAATCAACATTAGAAAAAGTAGTTGAATCACTTGTTTGATCTGGTGCGATATGATCTCCCAAACCATAGCGTTTTGTAATTAAAAGATCGAGTAAGATAAAAGCAGGGCACGTTGTCCACACGGCAGCTTGCATCGTTCCATTAAATATATAACCACTTGGATAAACAATTCTTCCTGTTTGTATATCAACAGTAGGAGTACCAGAACTATTAGCACCTGCACCTGGTATTCTTACTTTTATTCCTCTTACACGAAAAGTTCTAGCAGGTACGGAATTAAAAATTTTACTATCAAGACGTAACGCTGTGTAAGCACTATTGGCATAAGTTGAGTCATTATCTATAACTTCTTGTATAAAAGAAAATTTAAATTCATCTCTTAAAAATCCAGCAGGATCAGCATCGGCAGTTACTCTCTCTACTTTTACATTGACAGGAAAGTTACCATCTAGTTCAATTCTGTGATCTCTTGAATAAGAATCAGCAGTTCTTCCAGCCACGGAAGTATTTATCTTTTCAACATAAGAACCTCCACTATATTGAATAGAAATTTTGTACTGAACATTAGATCCATTAATATTTCCTTCATCATCTGATCTTTGAATTTGTGCCCAAGTTAAAGTAACAATTACAGCATCAATAGTAGAATCAGTTAATTGTTTTATTACAGGACTAGAAGTAGTAACATTTGCGGTGCTTACTGCAATAGGTCTGCGAGTTTCAGTTGGGATTCCTGTTAATTTTGTTTGGTTAGCAGTACCAAAACGTGTTTTAAAAGTAACATCTTGAAAATTAAAATCACCACTAGCAGGGTTAGTGTTATCAGCGTCTGCACTTAAAATTGGAGTATTATTTAAAAATACATCTTTTAAAGCAGCATTATTGTAAGCAGTAGATGTTTTATCCGTAATTCCTGCTTTTGATGGAGAAGCAAAACCTTCAATTTCTCCTTCTGAAATTAAATCTTGAACAGTAGCAAACTGCCTACTATGTAAGGTATCTGGAGCACGAAATGGTTTAGGAGGAGGAGGAGGGCCACCAGCACCTCTAATAATTTTAGGATTTTTTGTCATGCTTCCACCTGATTAGTGTCGATTGCTGCACTTATTACAACACTTCCTGTAAAAATTTCACCATAAACTATTGGAACGGGAGTTCCTGCTCTTGATGTATTTTGAAGACCGCTAAAACTAAAAGATAATTGTGGATCTTGTTCAGAATCAAAACCATTATCTGTAGGTAATGGAAATAATAAATCAGTTACACCCTGTAATACTAAAGAAGCACCAACATACACTAAACCTTTAGCTAATGCACCTGCTTTTGCAAAACCAAAACCTGTTCCTATTCCTTTAGACAAAACTAAACCTTGTGGAACAAGAAATGCTGCACCAATCAATGCAGCACCTAATAATATTTTCCCAAACCCTCTACCAGCACCACTTATAGCTGGAACAAAATGTATATCTTCTTTACCTACAGGATAATGAATTTCATCTTTATCAATATCAAAATTACCTACTTTTACTTGATAATATTTAGGACTCATATATTCTTCTAACTGAGGAAAATTATTTAATAAAAAACTTACAGCTTGTCCTACAGTATTTACTTCGACATCAAATTCTTTGTGTCCAACAAATTCAGCTAATTTGCCATACAGTTTTACTTTACGAAGCATAGCGATA